CGTGCTCATCATGGTGATGAACGCGCCTACAGGGCCGAGTTCTTTGAGCTCGTCTATCATTTGCCGAGCAGGTTCTTGAGCGCTGCCGTGACGTTGCTGCCCGCCGCCGGACCGTTTCGGAGGACCATAGGTCCAAGGCCAAGCAGCGCGCCGATCAGCAGGTAGGCCCACTCTACCGTGGTCCCTGCGCGCCAGCCCTTGTCCATGTAGCCGTAGGCATACAGGAGAGGGGCGCACCACTGGGCCCAGAACAGGACGAAGATCTGGGAGCCGAGCGCCGACGCCCACATGATCTTCATGATGTTGGATTTGTCGGAGTCGGCCGCCTGCCAGAACGTGGCGTAGGTCTTGGCCAGGGTCTCGGAGTGGGAAACCTCGATGTCACGGGCCGCGCCCACCATGAGCCCCAAGAGCCGGTCCTTGAGCTCCTCGAGACTGATCTGCTTGTTCTCGTAGGCCTTGAAGGCCTCGAGCGCGCCGTCTATGAACTTGCTGATGAACGCACCGCCAAGCTGCGCGATGATGGCTGCAAACATTTGAACCCCCTAGGGAAAGATGACCCACAGGAAGCAGGCCAGCAACCATGCCGGCTCGTCCCTGTGGATGGCGAGGTAGATTGCGTAGAATGGAAAGACCGCGTTGAAGACGACGACGGCCGGGATGACGAGCCGGCTCACTTCTTTGCGCCCACGTCGCCGCTGCCCGTGTCGGCCGCCGGGTCTGTGTTCACGAGCGGACCCTCTTCAACCAGTGTACCCTTCTTGATGAGCGAGCCGTCGATGACCTCGGTGTTGCGTCGCCGCAGGATCTCGGTCACGATGGAATTGAAGATGAGCCACAGGGCAAGGTACTTCGGGTTCGTGATGATGGCGCTCATGTCCGCGCTGGAGATGACGCCCCACACGAGCATGGCGAGACCTGACAACAGGCCGATGACGCCTTGGAGGCGGGACCACAGGATGGTCTCGGACTTGTAGCACCAGGTGTAGAGTTTGTGACCAAATGCGCTCAACATACTGCGATCCTTCCAGTTGCCAAGGCCATTCGGCCTGGTGGGTTAATCTGCAGGAGGATTTCTGTAGACGTAGATCGCCGCCCAGACCAGCGCGGCGGCCACCGCAGCCAGGACACCCATCTCGATCATGTGGACGAGGGATGCGCCACTCGCGACGGCCGCCCCTGCACCACCGACCACGATCGCGCCCGCGGTGCCGTGCTGCGCGGCTGTCGTGGCTGGCGGCTTCGTGCGGGCCGGTTTGTCGGGCCGGTTGGACTCTATCACGCTGGTGTCGTGCGTCTTCGTGGTGTCGATGGCGGTGCCGGTCTGGGGCAGCGTGAGACCCTTGCGGAACAGATCCGCCTCACGGTGACGCCTGCCCCCCACGCCGCTGTTCGGCCAGAGCCGCGCCATGCTGTCGAGCAGTCCGGGGATGGTACCGAAATTCTTCTGGATCATGGCTTGCTTGATGGCCCGCATCTCCACGAAACGGTCGCCGGACAGGTCGTAACCCGAACAGCCGCGGTTGTAGTCAAGGGACACGATCACGCCGGCGCAGGTCGGGTTCAGGAGATTGAAGTTCGGCAGGGCCTTGGCGCTCGCCAGTGTCCACTGCGGGATGTCCCGGCTGAGGAAGACCTGCATGGCCTGATCCCACGGGATGCTGATGCGATTGTGCATGGCGGCTGCCAGGGACTTGGCCGCCGCGCCCTTGACGCCAGCGCACTCGCACATGGCGGCGAGCATGAACGGACCGACGAGCGCACCCCAGTCGGCCTTGATCTTGGCCTGGCTGGCATACCCGAGATCGTAGCCGATGGCGATCGTGACGCCGGATCCACCGCCTGGCCACTCAGGGTTTTGATAATGCCGAGTGTAGTAGGTTTGACCAGAAACCTCTTCTCTTACGATTAGGTCGATTGCGTCCTGGGATATCATTGAGCCACTCCGGTTCTTCGTATGGTGTTATCGGTCCGAATTCCAGGCTCAGCGCGCGTTGCAAGAGCTCCCGTCCGTGTTGCTCCGGGTCATCCGCCTTGGCGTTGAACCGGAGCTCTCTCCCGATCTCGGCAAACGTGACGGTCAAGAAGACCGATGTGTGGTCCTTGTCGGAGAATTCCGGGGAATGCGCGCCGATGACTGTGAGCATGACGAACTGAACCCTTTACGCAATGCGCTGTGCGAGGACGAAGGCGTAGCCCGAGAAGCCGCCCGCGGTACCAAGATTGTAGACCGAGCTGACGATTTGCCACGTTCCCGGATAGACGTTGCTGCCCGTGGAGTCGTAGGCAAGGCCGCCACCTGATCCCGGCGTGAAACCGAACGCGTAGGTGCCGATCGCGCCTGGCGTGAGTGGGACAGTACCCGGGACGCCCTGCGCACCGGCAGGACCAATGGCGCCGGCAGGACCTGCAGGGCCCTGCGGACCCGTGCCCACTGCGGACGTGGACTCGATCTGGTACTTCGTGCCGTCGTAGCAGAGCAGGAGGATCTGCCCCGCGACGAACAGGCCAGATGACGGAGCGCTGCCGTTGCCGAGCGTGACGTTCTTGGTGCCCAGGCCGTTCACATTGATTGTGCAGGCGCCGGTGATCGTGTTGGCCAGCTTGATCGAGATCCACAGGCCGGCAACCTGCTGGCCTGACGTGATCGCCGGGCTGTACGTGCCGACCAAGGCGTTCGTGGTACCAGTGTCGGCCACGTACGGGATCGAGGTGTAGGTATAGTTGTTCGTCGTCGAACCAGCGCTGATGCCCACGTAGTTGGCCATCTGGAAGTTCGTGCCGTCGTAAACGAGGTCCATGACCTGGCCCGAGACGATGTCGCCGCTGACCACGTTGCCGCCGCCGGCCCTCTTCAGGCCCACGACACCGATGCCGTTGACGTTGATGTCCGTGGTGCCGGTATTCGCGTTCAAGGCCTTGACGCGCAGTCCCATGCCGGCAGTGTACACGGTGGGGATCGGTGACGGTGGTGCGAGCGTGACGATGAGATGGTTTGCCGTTCCCGTGTCCACTCCCCAGACCCAGATGCCGTTCTGGACATCTGCCGGGACAGCCGGCAGGGTTGGAAAAAACGGCGCTGTCGGGACCTGGACGATGTTGCCCGACGTGATCTGGGTCTGACCGTTCGCCACCGTGATGTAGTAGAGCGCCGTGTAACCGAGGTCCGGTGTCGGGTTCAACTGGCTTCCCGTGGCGGCTGCCACACCGGCCTTGAGCGCGATTGCGCAGGTGTTCTGCCTCACCGTGTAGTTCGATGAGCCGGCATTCGCGGGGCCAGAGAACGGCGACGCAGGGTTCGCCGAGTTGTAGTAACTGAGGACCATCGAGCCGCTGTCGATGTCCGACAGGATTGCCTGCACCAGATAAACCTGGGACTGACCCGCCGTTCCCGGAGGCGTGATGGTCAGCGTGACCGGACTGTTGAGGATGCCCTGCTTGAGGATATTGTTATTGTCCACGCCGAGATCGCCGTAAGCGGTGGCGTCCGTCGGATCCATCTGGTAGATCGAGCCGATGCCCACCTGCACCTGGAGCGTGGGGGTTGGCGACATAGGCGTGCACGCCAGTCCTGCCACGCTGGTTGGCGATCCAAGAATGGCAAGGTCCTGGTAGGCCTGTCCCTGGAGCGCGAACTTGCCGGCGTTCAGGACATCTTGGACCTGCGGAAGCGCGCCGTCATATACGATAACTCTGTCCATGGTATTCCCTCTTTAAGACGGTGCGTTAGATTTACGAGGCGTCTTCCTCGATCTGGATTTCATAATCAATGACACCACCGGCGGGCACGGCCGCACCTACCAGGTTCACGAACAGGAAGTCCGACACTCCGCGCAGAATAATCGGCTTGTCCTGTCTCGTGGCAAAGTCCCATACCAACGGTGACGGCGTCCCCGTCGACGTGGTCGACAGGAACAACCTGCCCTGTCCAAGGCTGCCGCCGACAGCGGTGCCAAGCGACGTGATGTTCGCCGTTCCAATCGTGGCCACTGCTCCTGTCGCAGCAGCGTCCGACGTGTCATAACCTCCTGCGGTAACGGCGTTGAACACTGCCGTCCCTTGCGTGGTGAATTGCGTGGATCGGCGGATGAGCTGGGCCGGCATGTTCCCATTCGAGGTAGCCACGCCCCCCAAGGCGATGCGTTTGACGCGCAGCGTTTTGGTGGCAGATCCCTTGATCATGATCACATCCGTGGGCGTGGCCACGGGCGTGAACGTGCCTGCGTATCGGAACGTGGGCTTGCGGTGCTCTGACGAACGAACCAGGATCAGGCTGCCGTCTGCATCGGACATCGCCGCGATGAGTTGCGCTGCCAGGTTGGCATCGAGGATGGAAAGGTTCGGATTGGGCATCGCGGTTCCTTCTTAGATGACGGCCAGGTTCTGGGTGTCGTTTTTCGCGTTAAGGATCGCAGGGCGTTTCGCCATGCCGTAGCCTGGGCTACCCAGGAGAGGCGCACCGATCGCCGTCCACACTGTCGAGCCTGTCGGTTTGGTCATACTGATGAGACGATAGATGATATCGTCCGTAACCCCGGTGGGGTTGAGCAGCGGTCCGGCATACTCGATCGCCCCCACGCCGTAACCGGCGACTGATCCTCCGTAACCCTCAACGCCCGGGATGCCGCTGGATGCCGCGCGCCAAACCCGCATGAAGGTCTGCCCGGGGAGGTTCATGTTGCCGTAGCCGCCCCGGCCAACCCCGTAACCCATGCTGCCGTACTGGGCGTAACCCATGTCAAGACGACCACTGTAGGCCCCGGTGTCGTAGGTGTTCCAGGGCTCGAACACCCATGGCACGTTCGTGGTCAGGATGGTGACCGCGTTGATCATGCCGGCACGGGTAACGCGCTCTTGGAGGATGGTCGCGCGGATGAGCGCGCGGAATGGCGCGTCATGCAGCCCCTCCCTGATCAGGAAGCGCCCGAGGAAATCGTAGCAGAGAATATCGAGCCAGATGCCATACGCCGTGGCAAGACGGGTCTGGGATCTTGCGTAATCAATCTGCCCGTAACTCCAGGCAGCCGCGTCGGACAACCCACCCAGGATCGCATCCCGCATGGGGGCCGTCCACGCGAACCACCGGTTCGGGATCAGCCGCTTGATGCGGAGGAGAATGTCTACTGACGTTCCTGTCGTCATGAGATGATCATCTTCCCGGCCTTGATGGTGGCGTATTTGATCGTGTACTTGCCGTCATTCGATAGCTTGGACGTGCTGATGTTCGCCGCGTCCCCGGTCACGCTGTTCAAGAGGACGTTGGAGACCTGGACAACACCTGGAACCGAGTAGGCAAGCGATGAGAGCAGCGTCCAGGGCAGGTCGTTGCCGAGCCCGAGCGAATTGATGCCGAATGAGACAGCCGCCACGACCTGCGCCACGACGACGTTGTGGTCGTAACCCTGCGCCGACTTGATTTGCATGGAGACGTTTGCAAGGAAAACAATCGGGTTGAACACCTGGCATTGGATGCCAAGGGGACGGACGGCCTGCGCGGCTGCCAGGACTGTCGCCTGGAAGACTGCCGTGGGCGAGCCCGAGCCGTCATCCGACACGACAAAGAAGTACCCGGGCCTGTAGCTGCCGTCGTAATTGTACCCCTCGGTGAGTACCCACTGAACGCTCGGTGCCGAACCCTCCACGCTGGCGGCCAGGCCATAGTAGTCGCCGCGGGAGAGACCCAGGATGTAATCCGAGAAGCGCTTCTTGAGTGCGCTGTCCCCCTCTTGATCCGCGCCGTTGGTATACTTGGCCGCATTGATCACCGCGTCTATCCCCTGGATGGGGCTCGTGATCGAACTGATCGCGCCGGCGAGTACGTTGCCCGATGCCCCGGCCACGGAGGCCTTGACTGGGACAACGATTGAGGCGACACTGGATGGCAGCGTGTAACCCTGCAGCAGGCTCGAGAACGTCGCGTACGAAGCATTGGCCACGACGCTGAATTCGATATTGCTTCCATCGCCGGTCTTGACGGTCGCCCCGACCGGAATGAAGCACGACGATGGTCCGGCTGTGAACCTGGAGAACGTGACCTCGCCACTGGCCGCCTGCGCGCCAAGGCGCGGCGACGCGGTGCCCGCGACAGGCGGCATGAAGTCGGCTGTGAACGTGTCCACGTCCGTGCCAGAGGACGTAGAGAGTCGGGTGACTGCCAAGACCTGGAGAACGATGGCCTGGAACCACAGGTAAAGACCGGCAAATCCCTCCGCAATGGCCCGGAGAGTGCTGCCCGTGGAGAAGTTCAGCGGCTTGCTCGCGCGTCCCTGGATGCCCGAGATCGTATCCGTGACAATCTGGGAGAAGGATTTGGTCGGAAGGGTGGCCAAGATGCGCTCCCTAACTCGTGATGGCGAATGAAACTGTCACGCCAGTCTTCGCGTCCCAGTATCTGATCTCAATGACCATGAGACCTCCTTGGATGGCCCGGACCCCTAATTCCGCCGGAGGGTTAGGGGCGACAGAAGCCTCTAGGGCAAGCTGGGCTGAGACGACGGATTTGATCTCTTCCACCGTGAGGACACTACCCACCTTTTGCGGAAGCCCCGCCCCGTAATCCGGATGCCAGACGTAACCCTGCACGGCCGTGAAGAGGCGGCGCTCCAGCCGCTGCCGGACCTCGTCATCACCATCGACGACGTACAGGTCCCCGGTTGCGTCAAGGCCGAAGTCCCCTTGCCACTCAAGCGATACATCTGCCATTTACCACCCCGTGGTTACGTCCAGCGCGGCAACCGCAGCGACTGTGGACAGCGAATTGACTGCGGCTATTTTGGTATTGCACGTCACCAACTTGGCAATGCGCTGCGTCTGTACGGCATTCACGATCAGCTGTAGATCAGCGGGTGTGAGTGACACGGCAGCCGTCGCGTTCAAGGGCACTTCGGATAGCGTTCCAGGTGTACCGGCGGACGGGAATGTCTCGGTCAGTGACGCGTCCGTGGCAGCCGCCGTGTAATTGGTGTTGATGGCTGGCGATACGATACCCAGAACATTGTCCACCGTCGGCTCTGCGTAGGCGGTCCACCAACTCACCAGTGCGTTGTTGAGATTGGTGTCGCTGGTCACTTGCGCATTGAAGTGCGCAGCCCAGACGTTCAGATCCGACACCATTGACGTCAGCGACGAATTCGTGGTGTTCAGCCTCGTGATGACCGCTGACGACGACTCCATGGCGTACATCGCGAGCGCCTCGTCTGAGGCATCCCAATTGTACGTGCCTGCCGACACTGTGACACTGACAGCCGCGGACTTCTTGACGGGGTAGATGGCGTTGATCAGATCGATTTTAATCTGCTTGGCCTGCGCGAGCGTGAGCCCAGCCAGGCCACTGATGAACTGGTTGATGTAGGACTGATACGGCGACGGGTCCGTAAAGGCTTCTTGAATGGGGGGCCTGTCGTTGTACAGGATTTGCCCCACGCCGTTGCCGGCAAGCATGTTGAAACTGACGTTCGCGACATTGGCCGCGAGCGAGTTCGTGAACGTCGTGTGGACCCCAGAGACGTAGATCCTGAGACGTACGACATCGATGAAAAAGGACAGGCTCATATTTTATGCCGGAATGATCATTGGAGGGAAGGTCGCGCCGCCTTGGCCTGGGGTGACAGTGAGATCGCTGACCGAACCGCCGCCCTGCCAGATATCCAGGCTGCCGTCTGCGCTGGTGATGCCGCCGGCTGCCAAACCGATGTTATTCGCCGCACCGATGCCCGCGTCCGCACCGGCCACGACCGTCCAGGTCCCAGTGGTGTCAGTTTGGTTGGTCTTGCTCTTCGTCGTGATGGCCTCGTCGACAGTCACGGTCATGTTTTTGCAATTGATGTTGATGTTGCCCTTGCCGTCCATGACGAGGGTTGCGCCGTTGCCATCCGTGAACGTGATGGTGCCGTCCTTCTTGAGGTAGATCTTCTGGCCGTCGCCTCCAATGCCGCCGTCTGCCGACTCCTTGCCGCCGCCGGATTTCTGGAACTTGGTCCACAGGACCATCTCGCCTGACTGCACCTCCGGCGGCTTCTGGTTGTCCGAGTGGACGCGCTGGACGATCTTGCCGCTCTCCACGTCATTGCCGTGGTAGCGGATGACCACCTGGTCGCCGCTGGTCTTGCCGTCACCAGGCGTGAGACCCACCGCGATACCGAAGCCCTCGCCGATGTGCCCTGTCTCGATTGGCAGCCATCCCGACTCCTGACCACTCGGCTGGAACGTGACCTTGGCGAGGTGCTTCTTGGGATCGTAACTCGTGACAAGCCCGTGCTTCTCACTGTATCTGCCACCCCACCATCGCTCGATGGTGGACAGGATCATGTTTTCAAGATCGCCACTCACGATGCGGACCTTCCACCTTTGCCGGCGCGTGCCGTGATACTCGTCCTGTGACCACTCATGCCGAATTCATGATGCACGGTGTCCATCTCGTAGGATTGATCGAATGTGCCAGTCCCGTTCAGTGCGAGCTCCATGGCCACATTGATGGCTGGATCGCCCGCCACCGTAGCATGGAGCGTGAGCTCATGGCGCGCATGCTCGTCCGCCTTTGATTTGGCGTACTGCTTGACATGGTCGTCTAGGAGGTGCGGGATCTCGTACTTGTGCTCAATAGGGCCTCCTTGTCCTTCAACGTTGGACGTGTACTCGAAGACCTTTTTCTTTTTCGGGTGCCAGGACTTCACGTTCACACTGACGCTCTTGCCGGCCTGTACGTTGCGACGGATCTTCAAGACCATGAAGTCCGCAATGGCATGAAATCCTGGAGTCGGTCTTTGGTAGTTCAGATTATAGGAGCCCGAACCACCGGGACCGATCCGGTATTGAAGCGTGCCATTCTGGTCAACCCACCAGCGCGCACCGTCTAACTGGGCCAGCTTGTGGATCACATAGGCAAAGCTGACGTTATCCGACAGGCGCACGTAGTCCTGCTCGAGCATTTTGCCGGCCATGACGGAGCTGGCATCGGCCGTGACTGACAGCCCTGCCCTGCCGGCAAGATCCTGGACGATCTCGCTGCCCTTCTTGTTCTGCCATTTCTCGCTGCTCTTCATCTCGTGCAGCTTGGCAGATTTGTCCCGTCCGCTAAGGCGGATGACACCGCCGATGTAGTCGAATTCTGTCGTGTCCGTCTCGCCGGTGAAGAGCGTCCCCTGCATACCACGCGTGAGCACACTAACGGTGGTCACGTTGTCCCCAATGCCTGCAAGGGCCTGCTCTGCGCCGGGATAGTTCAAGGGAATGACGGCAGAGAACGTGCTTGTCTTCCTTGTCTTGTGCTGTTCCACAGAGCCGTGCTCCACCGGGAACGTGCTACCGTCCACGGTGACCCAGGCAGAATGCGGTCCTGCACCTGACGTGATGGCCATTTACAGTCCCAGAATACCTGTCTGGATCCCTTCAGGGAGAACAGGAGGAATGAGGATCGTCTCTTGAGGCGTGATCCAAGGATCAGTAAGCCTGTTCAATTCGGCGATGGCGACCCACTGCAATGGATCGCCAGTCTCGACCATCGCCACGTGGAACAGCGTGGAGTGGGAGACCCGGACGATCTTCGCCGGGATCGTGGACGCGATGTAACCCTCGGTCATACGAGCTGGTCCAAGTTAGAGGCAGCGCGTCCTACAACCCCGCGCATGAGGGATAGCGTGTTCTGATCATTGCCAGCTGTGGCGACTGTTTGGAAACCCGTGATCATACTGACAGGATCAGTGGGGGCCGTCCATGTGTCGAGCAAGTTCGGTTGCGTGATCGCCGATTGGATATCCACGACGAGCTGGTACGCGTTGAGCTGGAGGGCACGGATTGTCGGGAACGACGCCTTGGACAACGGCGTGGCCGCGACCAGCTGATCCTGGAGTGACCGGAGTTCGCTAGATACGTTGACTGGAATTGTCATCCGAGCAATCCTACCGCGAAGGAGATGTCGCCAGAGATGAGCGTGCCGATGTCGCTGAGCCCGGCACCGAGGATGCCCTGGGTCGGGTTTTGGTAGACAAGGCACGAAATATCGTACTCGATCCAGACTGGGTAGCGCCGGACCCTCCAGTGGAAGGAGTCAATGATAACCGAACGGAACGTGCCGGCGAACGTCAGGGGAATGACGGCACCGGCTGCGCGCATTCCGTCCAAGGCCTGGACAGAGGCAAGCGCGTTGTCACTGAAAAACTCACCCCGCCACGCGATGTTCTCCTCGTCTGGCCCAAGCGTGTCCACGACACGATTGCCGCCCGGCAGCTTGTGGACCACCATGGATTGCTTGCCGCCGGCCCCGATCGAGGACGGCGTGGAGTACGCGTCGAAGGTGACGCCGCCGAGGGTTAGTACGTCCATCTCATGTCCCCATCATGCCGCCGTCGGCCGGGATATGCCGTCGGCTGCCGTCGTAGGAAGGTGCACCTGTGGCGTGCTCGTATAGGTATTCGAGTTCCTGGCTGATCGTCTGCGCGAGCGTCCGGCCATCGACATTGAGGGACAGGCTGATCGGTTGCGCCTTGATCGACGTGTTGGCCGGATTGAAACTAGACTTCTGGAAGGGTCGACCAAACTCGTCCACGGCAGGCGTGCCCATCGCCTTGCCGAATGCGCTCTTCAGCTTCTCCATGATGCCAATAATCCCGTCGACCCAACCGGACAGCACGGACATGAACGAGGTCATTGCCCCCTGCAGGCGCTCCCACGGCACGTTCGCGAGCGCACTGAAGACCCCAGAAACACCGGTCAGGTCCAGGGCGAACTTACCGAGCTTGACACCCGCGTTGAACAGGGCGCCGACTACCGTGCCGATCACGCCAAAGGCTGCGGTGGCGTTCGGACCACCGGCGATCGATCCCAGCTTGCCGAATGCCTCTGTGAGGGACGCAAGGGCGCGTACGACGGGACCTCCCGGAGCCATCGCCGGTCCGCCGAGCACCTGTCCAAGATTGCTGAATTGCTTGCTCAGGGCCTCGAGCACGGTACTGATGTCATTCTTGCGCAGCCATTCCGCCTCAGCCTCGAGACCTCCAGGCAGGGACAGACGCTGCAGGTGCGCGTCCTTCTCCATTCGGCTCTGGCTGCCGGCAATGGTTTTGCCCTGGATCGCCATCAGGTCCGCGATCGATTGCGCAGTCCTAACCTGGAAGATCCTGGAGATATCCCCGAGCAACTGCTCTTGCGTGATTTCCCCGCCGTGCTTCTTCTTGAGCGCCGGCACGAGAACGTCCTGGACCCATTGATACGGGTTCCTCATGAAGCCCGCGGTGTCCGTTACACCCAGGCCATTGCCGCCTTTCTCCAGATTGGATCCGGGTGACGGCTTGTAATTCTTATCGGTGAGAAGCCCAAGACCCTCGAGCTCGGCTGCAGATGACTTCTTCATCGTGCCGCTGACAATCGCGGCGTACATGCTCATCAGGGCGTTGCCCGGACCCCCCGTACCGCCTGAGCCTCCACCCTTGTATTCTTGCATGAGGGTCGGCAGGAATTGCGTGATGAACTTTTCGTCCCAGCCGTACATGGCCGAGCGGCCGTACTTGAACGCGCCGAAAAAATCGGCTGGCGTGGTCTTGCCGCCGCTCATTACGTTGGCCTTGACCATGCCCTCCATGAGGCTCTTGAACTGCTCGGGGTTCTGCGTCAGGCCCTTGAGCTCGCCTGACTTAACGAGCTCCCAGATTTGATCACCAACCTTGCTGTTCCCCGTCATCGCGTCGAGTACGGTGCGCGCATTGTTCACAAATGGAAGGTACTTCTCCGCGTCTTCTGTATCGCCAAAGGCAGCGCGCAGTTCACGAATGCGCTTCAGGTTACCGACCAGGTCTGTGTCGAGTTGCCTGCCGGCGGCTGCCTTGGCAACCGACACCGAGCCGTCGATCTCCTGGGAGCCCATGCCACTGATCTTCATCAGTGCGAGTTCCTTGTTGACCTTGGCCCCTTCCTTCGCGATCTTGGCCAGGCCCTCTGCGATTGCCCCGGCCGCCAGGATGCTACCCACGACACCCAGGGCAGTGCCCCAACCACCGAAGAGGCCCCCGATCCGGGTGGCCTGCCCCTGCAGCGCAACCATCTGCCCACCAAGTGCCGTCAGGATCGGCGAGATGCCGTTGTGGGCGACCAGGGAGATGCCTACGCGATAGATGTCAGTCACTCAAATGATCCTTGCTGGCTGTCGTCCTTGGAAACCGGTAGGGTCACCGGCCATGCGGTTATTCTTTCTCGGCCCTCGGATCCTGGGGATCCGAACTGGCATCTCTATCAATCCCCGCGACTTGGTCCCCCGGAGACCTGCCGGGACGCTGGAGGGCTCTTTCGTCTATGTGGTCCAGGGTACGCATGGCCTGGTCAAGATCGGCGTGAGCCAGGATCCGAACCAGAGGCTGGCTGCGCTGCAGACCGGAAGCCCCTTCCCCTTGACGATGCCCTATATCTCGGCAACCCCAGGGACAGGTTTCGATATCGAGGCGGAGGCCCACAGGCTCCTGGACCAGCACCGGGTCCAGGGCGAGTGGTTCTCGGTTCGTCCAAGCCGGGCCGTGGAGGCTATCGGCCAGGCGGCCGCCTCCCTGGGCCAGCCCCTGCTGCCCGTGACGGCGGACATGGCAGAGCGTATCCGCACGGTGGGGCACTACCTAGCAGCCCAGTCCGGGCAGACGCCCCGATGGCTCCCTAATTTGATCCTGGGGGCCGCCTGCGCGCTAGGGTTCCTGGTGACCCTGGTCTTCCTCAGATGAACAGGTGGCGGAAGAACGCGTCCTGGAAGGCGTCCACGATCTCTGGCCCCTTGTGCTGCGCTGCCCCCACCAGGAAGGACCGCGGCGGCTGCCGGCTCGTGCCGAGCTCGAACCACTCGCCCTTCGCCAGGTCAGTGCCGATGCAGACCTCGTTATTGCCCACCATCGTGTAATCGATCGAGCCCCTGAGCTCCCGGGTGTCAATGCCCGGCGTGTCCCGGCCCCCCTTGTTGGCGACCGTGACTGGTGACAACGCCGGCCAGCCGTAATCGTACGTTCCCAGGACGCGCTTCGCCTCGGTCTTGACCACGCGCGCGGCCGCCTCCAAACCGTGCCCGGTGGCGGCGTCGACGTGGGGAACGAGCCCCGCCATTGCGGAGGCGAACTGCCAGGCATTCATCGTCATGGGACCATCGTCTCCGGATTGAACTGGGCTGCGGTTTTGGAAGGCTCGGTCGCCGCAGCACCTGCGGGCCTGTAGGTGAAATGCTTGTCGGTTGGGAAATCGCCCTTGGTATACCCAAACCGGGAAACGGCCGGGCCTGAGATGTCGATGCCCCTTCCTGTCCACTCGGCAGGACCCACGTCGATCTGGGGCAGCAGGACGGTCTTGCCATTCGGCCCGGTGACCTCGAACATCCTGCCGAGCCCCTCCTTCGAGGGCAGCGCAATCCCCGCTGTCTTGCCGGCCGACACGCCCGGCGTCGCGGTCACGGCGTCGTCGAACCAAGAACCCTTGACCGACTTACCGTCCCCAGGAGGACGAGGGGACGACGCACTGGGTTGCGAGATTGGTTTGCCGCCGTAGTGCCGCTCCCCGTAACCTGGACCACCCCATTCCACGTGGCCGATGTCACCGAAATCCTCACCGCCGACGAGGTTCCTGCGCTGCTTGATCCCGCGCCACTCGTTTGGATGGGACTTGATCCAGTCAAGACCCTGCTTGCTGATGACGCCCCGACCAGATTGGTCGAACAGATCCATCGCGCCACCGTAGGCATGCTGGCTCTTGCGGCTGGAACCGGCGATATTCCTGTCGGCGTAGCTGCCGACGTGCCCCACGGGTGCGCCGGCCTCTACCAAATCGTTGACCGCACCGGCCAGGTCCCCGGCGGCGTCTTTGTTCACCGTGATCCTACCGGCCTTCGTGTCTACTGTCGTCAGGCCATGGTTGCCGACGCCGTCGCGTGCCGCGCGCTCGCTGCCAAGGTAGTTCGCGCCGGACTTTCCCCCGGAGCCCCCGTACGATCCGCCGTAA